TATCATTATAGATAATGCTCACATTCACAAGTGCATAGAAATTGAGTGGAGCGAACAGATTAAAAATAAAAAAACACATCAGTATCTTGAGTCGGAATATGATCCTTCAAAATACGTTCTTGATTCTCTTAATGATGCAAAAAAAGACTTTAAAGATTTCAAGAAGTCTGCACAGAAAGAAGTTAACTATCTTGTAAAAGAGTTTGAGATGAAGAAGTCAGCATCTGCATATGCTCGTGCTGCTACATCAAGGACAGGAGTTCTTGATACAACTAAACTTCACACATACAAATATAATGAGGATCTATTTAAGAAAGTTACAGTTCTTCCAGATGGTAAGAATCACGGATTAGTATTCATACTTGATTGGTCTGGTTCCATGAACTCTGTGATGTTAGATACCGTCAAGCAACTTTACAATCTAATCTGGTTCTGTAGAAAGATCCAAGTACCATTTGAAGTTTATGCATTTACAAATTGCTATCCAAATCCAAACACTAAAACATCTTATGAGGTCAAAGAAGGTGTAGCACAAATAGATGGATCTTTCTCATTGATGAATCTCCTAACACATAAAGTAAACACAAAGACTCTTGAGTCTCAGATGGAGAACATATATCTGATTGCTAAAGCACTTGCTTGGCAGTATACAAACTACTACAACATTCCATTAGGAATGGGTCTATCAGGAACTCCCTTGAATGAGACATTAGTTTGCCTACATGAGATATTACCACAGTTCAAAAAAGATAATCAGGTAGAGAAAGTTCAATGTGTAATTCTTACTGATGGTGAAGCACATCCTCTACGTTTTCATCATGAGTTCTCACATAGATGGGGTGAAGAGTGTGAAAAATATATGGGAACTTCTTACATAGGAGAGAACTGCATCCTTAGAGATAGAAAGACAGGTAATACATATGCATTTGATGATAACTCTTTCACTATGACCGATGTATTACTACAAAATCTTAGAGATAAGTTCACTGATGTAAACTTCATCGGTTTCAGAATACTACCTCCAAGAGAAGCTTCATACTTTGCTAAGAGATATGTTGAGTATGGTGATGAACTTGAAAAGATTATGAAAGTTTGGAGAAAGGAGAAATCATTTGCAATCAAGAAGTCTGGATATCATGTATACTTTGGACTCTCTGCTTCAGCACTTGATAGTGATGATACCTTTGAAGTCAAGGAAGATGCAACCAAGACAGACATCAAGAAAGCATTCTTCAAGAGTCTTAAGGGTAAGAAGATGAACAAGAAGATACTAAGTGAGTTTATAGAGTTTGTTGCTTGATAAATAGCTCAGAACAAACTAGTAGGAAAATGAGTCATTTTGGGGATTTGCTAAAAGGAGGGGGTATTAAAGTTACTCCTACACCAGAACCTGTTGTAGAGAAACCTACACCACCTGCACCAGTGGTGGAAGAAGTTAAAGGTATATCTAAGCAAGAGTTGATGAAACTAAGTAAGATTGAATTAGAAGAATTGGGTAGAGAGCATGGCATCGAACTTGATAGAAGACTCTCTCACGCTAAGTTGGTTGTTCAATTAAAAGCATTCATTGATTCCAAATCATAAACCAATTCACAAAGTGTCCACTAGGAGGTGTTTCACCTCCTTTTTTTGTCTATAATGATTGTATAGATAAAACAATTACATCATGACTTTCAAACCTTTTGAGATTAAAATGACCGAACAGCAGGTTATCGACGGATTAAGAAGTAACTACGGTAACGAGTTCACTACTCCTGATATCAGAGCATTCTGTGCTATGAATGATATTGCATATTCAACAGTTACCAGAAAGATACAAAAGCATAAGGTATCTAAGGGTAAGTGGAATCTTAAAGTTACAACTAAAGCAGTAGAAAAGATCGAAAGATCATTCGCAGCACCATCTGGACAACCAGTAGCAGAGAGAAACCTTGTTCCAGAGAAGGATGAGACCTTTGTTAAGTTTGGAAGTTTCAACGACGTTAAGAAGATTATACAATCAAAGCAATTTTATCCAACATTCGTTACAGGACTATCAGGTAACGGTAAAACATTCTCTATAGAGCAAGCATGTGCTCAACTAGGTAGAGAACTCATTCGTGTAAACATTACTATTGAAACAGATGAAGATGATCTTATTGGCGGTTTCCGTCTTGTTAATGGCGAGACCGTATGGCATAATGGCCCAGTCATTGAAGCACTCGAACGAGGAGCAATCTTGTTACTTGACGAAATCGACCTTGCCTCTAACAAAATCCTCTGCCTTCAGAGCGTCCTTGAGGGAAATGGTATTTTCCTTAAAAAGATTGGAAGATTCGTTAAGCCAGCAAGAGGATTCAACGTACTCGCAACCGCAAATACTAAGGGTAAAGGTTCAGACGACGGACGCTTTATTGGAACTAACGTGCTCAACGAAGCATTCCTCGAAAGATTCCCAGTTACCTTTGAGCAAGAGTACCCAACCGTCAACAACGAAGTAAAGATACTACAGGCAGTATCAAAGACACTTGGAAAGGTTGATGAGGACTTCTGTAAGCGTCTTGTAGATTGGGCAGACATCATACGTAAGACTTTCTATGATGGTGGTATTGAGGACATCATAAGCACACGTAGACTTGTCCATATCATCCGTGCTTACAGTATCTTTAAGGATAAAGCAAAGGCAATGAAGGTATGTATCAACCGTTTTGATGATGAGACTAAGCAAGCATTCATGGAGTTGTACGACAAAGTTGATGCAGACTTCCAGATGCCTGTTGACCAAGAGTCATAAATGTGATATACTAGGGAGAGACAATTCTCCCTATGATTAATGCATGGAGTCTAGCATGGGAGGCACTAAACGGAACTATGGACGAAACCTATCCAATTAGAGAAGATGTCCCAGAAAAGTTATGGGGCACTCCAATAGACGATAAAACAGGGTTGTGGAAAGAACCACAACCCTATCCCTATGGGGATCCCGATGATGGTCTTGATTATGAAGTAGATATGTCTACAATAGATGATCAATATGCACATCACTTTGCACCAATAGAAAAAGAAATGGCACACTATTTTAAGTATCATGAAAAAGAGATACTAAAAGACATTGAAGAATACGTATCAGGAACTTACAAAGGTCATTACACAGGTAACTCACATGAGTATCGTAATGTTCAGACTCTTGATTTGATGGCTTCTAAAGATCTTGCATCAGGTTTCTGTCAGGCAAACATATTAAAATATGGAAGTAGGTATGGAAATAAAGACGGAAAGAATAAGAAAGACTTGATGAAAGTCATACATTATGCTATGCTATTAGCACACTTTGATGGACACTATGGCGAACCATCAATGCCCTCTGGGAACTTTGAACAAATGCCATGAAATTACGTCCGACAACAACTACAACTATGAACTTAAGTGATAACACACTCGGTATTCTAAAGAACTTTGCAGGTATCAATAATTCTATTCTTGTAAAGGAAGGTAATCAACTTCGTACTATCTCAGTAATGAAAAACATTCTTGCTGAAGCACAGATACCAGAAGATTTTCCTCGTCAGTTTGGAATCTATGATTTGAATCAGTTTCTAAATGGTTTGAGTTTACATACAGATCCTAACTTAGATTTTACTGAAGAGTCATATCTTACTATCAGTGAAGGTAGAAGGAAGGTTAAGTATTTCTTTGCTGATCCACAGGTTATTATTGCACCTCCAGAGAAAGAGATTACACTTCCAACTGAAGATGTTTGTTTCCAGTTAGAAAGTGTTACTTTAGAAAAACTACTGAAGGCAGCAGCAGTTTATCAGTTACCTGATCTGTCTGCAGTAAGTGAGAATGGATCAATTAAACTTATTGTACATGATAAGAAGAACGATACATCTAACGAATTTGCTATCATAGTTGGAGAAACTGATTCAATATTTTCATTCAACTTTAAGATTGAAAATATTAAGATCATACCTGGTGCTTACGATGTCGTTATATCATCTAAGTTATTGTCTAGATTTGTAAACAATAATTTAAACCTAACTTACTACATAGCGTTAGAACCAGATTCAACATTTGAGTAATGTATCATAATAACTTCTTTACTGATGAACAATGGGAGTGTATAAGGGTATGTGTAGCGAATGCACCCATACCCTATGATATTACAAAGAAAAAAATTCCTGCTGAAATATTAGCAAAGATAGGACAACCTAAGAGAGTGAAGCAAGAGGGTATACCCATAGTAAAATACGATTTAACACCTTACGGAATATTTGACGATGAATAACATAGGATTAGAAGTGGTATTCTGGACAGTACTAGCACTTTATCTTTTAACAAAGTTGGGAGTATTTAAGAAGTGAAACTAACACAAGAAATTATTGATAAGATTCAAGAAGCGATGTTGCATACCAAAAAAGATGGTAGCATCAATTGGAAAGATGATGATGAAATAGTTGTACAATTAGCAGGAACATTTGCTGCTGATAGATTTATTGTTATTAAGAACAGAACAAAAGATCCAGTGATTTCTGCTGAACCACATCCTCACTTTGATTACGAGAAGAAGGTGTTTACTAAAGATGGTAGAGAAGAATACATGAAAGAAATGAAGGAGAATAAAAAATGAGTGAAGAAGAATTAGAAGAACAAATCATACAACAAATAGAAGTCCTTGTAGATGAATTAGGTGGAACCATGTGCCAGTCAACAAGGTGTAATAGTATGGGTAGACAGAGTAAAGTTATAGAAATAGAATACGGAGTAGAGACAAAAGAATAAATGAACATCTTTGTAACTGACCCATCACCAACTGCGTCTGCTCAAGCACTTCCCGACAAACATGTTGTGAAGATGCCTTTAGAGACATGTCAGATGTTATCAATAGTCTGTTCAGAAAAGTGGGGTCACGGTTATGGTAAATTACACAAGAAAGATGGGTCAGCATACTTTACAGAGAAGGGTGCATTTCGTCATCACCCATGCACGATATGGGCAAATGAATCCACTATCAATGCATGGTGGTTACTAGCACATGGTCTTGCTCTATGTAATGAGTATACACATCGTTATGGTAAAGAGCATAGTTGTGAAAAGACATTAGTTGAAGCGACTAAGATCATTCCTTCTGCAGAGTATCCATATAAACCATCATCATTTGTATTTGCAGGACCTGATCAATTCAAGTATGATAAAACTATTGATATTTTTACTGCATACAAAAGATACATTGCTTCCAAACCTTGGGCAGCAACTAACTATCTTCGTGACCCATCTAGGAAACCAGATTGGTTATCATGAAACATTTACTTTTTGACTTAATAGATTGTCCTCCAGATCTTTTAGATGATGAGGACTTTGTAAGACTAAGTGCATGGAACGCTGCTAAGGAATCTAAATCAGAACTTATAAACATCTCATGTCATAAGTTCAAACCACAGGGAGTTACTGCACTTGCAATGCTTGCTGAGAGTCATTTAAGTATTCATACTTGGCCAGAGAAAGGTGTTGCAAAGTGTGACATTTTTACTTGTGGTGATAAGTGTGATCCACATAAAGCAGTAGAATACTTAGGTAATGCTTTTAAAGCAAACAAAATAGAAACTGATGCCTTTGATAGATTATTATGAAGGAATTTGATTATGAACTTGATTACAAGAACCTTGATTTTACAGTTGAGGAAAACCGCAAACTTTATCGCATTGGAAGGGGAGAACAAGGAGTGTTACTGGTTCGCCCTTATACTAACGATATATGCTCTCATTGGAGATTTGTAAATGAAGATATTGCTCGCAAATCTGCTGATAAAATCTACTCCATGTTTTGTGACTATAAGGAGCAACAGGACTTCATTGGAATGGATATGGCAAGGAAGTTTCTTGAGATGGGATTTACTCGCTCCCGTAGGTATGCAAATCATCCTAGTGGAAAGAAGTACCTTAGCGATGGTTCCATATCACCGCAGTCGCCAACCGCACTACACTGTGAAAAGTCCCGTTCTGCAAGCGTTTTCAAACAAATGAGAGATAAAGCTGCATACGATGAAAAGTATGTTACAATGAGAAAAGAATGGAGATCACAAGAATGATTTTTTTAGCATGTCCACCAGTTTATACTTTACCTGGTACATGGAATGACCCAGAGAAGATTGCTAGATGTAATGAGACATTAATACCTCACTTTACATTTGATCCTAATTATACCTTTGGTATTTCAATAGCAGTAATTACTATACTCTTAGCAGGGTATGGAGTATATAAAGGATTCTTTGCAAATAAAGAATTAAAAGATCCTTGGGATGATCATGATGACTAAACTGATCGAGAAGAATGATTCAAGATATTTTTCTCAAACAAGTGATGAACCATATGATCGTCATCATTACAAAATAGTTTCTAAACATTATGCTACTTTTATTGTAGAATCTTGGGACGAAGTTCAAGAGTGGTGGTGGAATCATTGCAACATGATTAACTTTGATGCTAGGATAGAAGTCCTAGACAAACCAAAAGCAAAAGCAAAAGGTTTTAAATAATGAGTGATTTTATATGGGTTGAAAAATACAGACCCCAAAAAATTGAAGATTGTATTCTCCCTGATAGTATCAAGAAAACTTTTAGGGATTTTTTAACAGCAGGTGAGATACCAAACCTGCTGCTCTCAGGTCCACCAGGTATTGGTAAGACCACAGTAGCAAAAGCACTATGTAAAGAACTAGGAGTAGACTATTATGTTATTAATGGATCGGATGAAGGACGTTTTCTCGACACTGTTCGGAACAATGCGAAGAACTTCGCAGCAACGGTCTCTCTTGCGTCTGAGGCAAGTCACAAGGTCATTATCATCGACGAAGCAGACAATACCACTTCCGACGTACAGCTCCTTCTCAGAGCGTCTATTGAGGAGTTCTCAGCCAACTGTAGATTTGTCTTCACTTGCAACTATAAGAACA